GCCGAACCAACCGCCGATCTCGTTGAACAGCAGCAGCTCCGCCTCGTCGGCGGCCACGTTGGTGATGTTGTACCAACGCCGGTCGTCACCGCCGAGTTGGGCCCGCAGTGCGCCCTTCCTGGCCCGTGACGCCTCGACGGTCGCAGTTGCTTCGGCGGGCAGCGCGAAGCCCCGCATGCGGCTCATGACCCCTCCTCGGTAGGCGGCGTCCATGTCGCCACGACAGTTCCTCGGCAGCGGATGCCGCCTTCGCACAGTCGGTACGGTCCGGCGCCATACGCGGCACGGACTGCCGTGAGGTCGTCGAAGACCGTGCCGTCGATCTCGGAACAGGGCAAACAGGTGTTGAGGTCCATCCGCTCGCTGGCCCAGTACGTCGCCACCGGTGCCGCTTCGAGCGTCGCGAGCCGTCCGAGGTTGGTGGCCCGGTGCAGTGCGCCCCCGAGTTGGTCGAGCTTGAGCCGGTTCGACAGGCCGCGCAGGAAGCCCTTCACCGCGCTGGCGATACCGGACCCGTCGGCGCCGGGGGTGAAGAGGCGCAGCGCTTCCCGGCCCGCCGCGGTCGCCATGCCCGCACCGAGAAGCGCTGCTGTCGCAGTGGCGATATCCGCCAACTCCCCGCCGAACGCCGCCCACACCGCAGGGATGTGGGCCCGGTTCGACAGGGCCTCATCCACCGCGGGGGCGGCAACAGTCACGCCCTGCGCCGCGGCCTCCTGCACCATGCGCTCAGCAGCCAGGCGGGCCATCGAACCCAGCGCGCCGCGCAGCGTGTCGGCCGCGGCGTCGGAGTCGACGGTCAGCGCGGCCAGGGCGGCAGAGTCGCCGTCGTCAACCGCGGCCTGCACCCGGGCGGCCAGGGCGTCAACCCACGTGGACTCCACGCCATCCCACTCGGTCAGCAGGCGAGACAGGGCGTGCTCCTGGTCGGTACGCACCTGGTCCAGGGCGCTGTCGTCCTGCGCCTTGAACAGTCCCGCCATCGCCGCATCCCACTCACTCCGTTGGGGCGGAGCGGCAGGAAGGGCGAGGCGGGCCGCCGACCGGGCCAGGGCCGCAGGAGACCGGGCCGGCGGAGGGGTGGGGGTGCCGGAGAAGGCGATCTCGGGCAGGCCGCATGCGGACAGCGTCCCGGCCGGCTCGAAGCCCTCACGTACCAGGGCGGCGGCGGCGTTGGCCCGGGATGTGAGCTGGGCGGCCTCTGCCTCCAGGTCGTCGGGGACCGGGGAGTCGTAGTCGAACTCCAGGCCTTCACCCATGCGCCCATACAGGGGCAGGAGGCGGGTGTTCAGGGCGGCCTTGGTGCGCTCCAAGCGCGGCACGAGCAGCCAGCGGGCGAACACAACCTCCGCCGCGACGGCGTTGGCGCGGTTCACGTCATCGACGGCGCCGAGCAGGGGCTTGGGGAAGCCGAACGCCTCCCGGATCGTCTCCCGGCCGACGGCGGCCAGCTCGACGAACTGCATCTCGCGCATCGTGTACTTGCGATCAACCCACTTGAGGCCGTTCTCCAGGAGCGCCACCCGGTGAGCGTTCGCTACGCCCTTGTGCTGCTCGCCCCAGCGTTCCAGCGCCTCATCGAACTCGTCGTCGGACAGGTGCTTGTCGACCTCGACGATCCCGCCGGGCTCCGCGCTGTTGATGAAGAAGTTGCGGTTCCACTCCTTGGAGTACCGCACGCCGTCCAGGTCGGTGAGGACCGTCTGCACCGGACCCATGCCCCGGTACGGGTCCAGCGGGTTGGGGCGGCGCTGGAAGATGACCTCGCTCTTGCCGAGGGGGACACGCTCACCGGACGGGCCGCAGTACGTGTAGCCGGTGAGGAACTCTTCCGCGTCGGGGGTGGGCTCCATGCGGTCGGGGCGCACCGGCCACAGTTCCAGCGGCAGGTTGCGGGCCCGCTCGTCGGAGGCGACCACCCACCACTGCTCGCCGGTCAGTTCCTCGTGCTGCTGCGTGCACTCACGGAACGCCGGCCCGGTCATGAACGGGTTGGGGGCGCTCCACAGGTCGAGGGCGGCGTGTGAGGTGACCTCGACGCGGTCTTCCTCGCGGCCCGACTTGGCCTTGCGGTACAGCCGCCAGTTGACCTGCGAGTAGGAGGTGATGATGCGGTCGACGATCGCGTACAGGGTCCCGTTGCTGCCCATGGCGCGCATCTGCGCTTCCATCCCGGCCGGGCGGGTGGGCATGCCGTAGCCGGAGCGGCCACGGGACACGTAGGGAACGGGGGTGCGGTTGAGGAAGGTGGAGGCTGAGCGGCCGAGGGAGCCGAAGAGCGTCTTGCCCATGCCTCCCCTTCCGCTGCTAGTCGCTGTCGATCCACCACTGGAGGGTGCAGAGGAGGACTCCGCCGATGATGAGCCCGACCCCTTGGCCGAAAATACTCCAGCATCCCGACGTGATGAGTGTAAATCCTCCTGTCAACATAGCAATAGGCCGCAAATTCTTCGGCACGGGGGGCAGTTTCTTCCACATGGCGACCTCGCATCACAGGGGGGTTGGGTAAGGACAGGCTTATTCAGGACAGCCAGCGCACGCGCGGGCGGCCACCAAGGTCACGCTCGGCGACGACATAACGCAGGGCGTCACAGTTGTGAACCAGGACGCCCTGCGCGAAGAACTCCGGCTGATCAGCCACCGTCAGGTTGTACACGGGCACGCGCTTCTGCTGCGCGGAGACGCTGAGCACACGTGCGGTCGCAGCACCGCTTAGGGGCGTAGCGGTTGACGGTGAACTCGGCGCCGCAGTACCCGCAGACTCGCTGCTCGTTGTCGACGCCACTGACGTAGCGCCACGCGGTCTTGCACTTATTGGAGCAGAACCGGTCGCCACTGCTGGGCCTGGTCGTCTCGTAGGAGGAGCCGCAGTGCTCGCATGCCTCGGTGCGCCGTTCGGCATGGCCGAACCCCTGCTGCGCCGCGTGCTCACGGTGCCAAGCAAGCCCTTCCTCTGAACCGTGCCAGCCGGCAGCGAGAGGGCGAATCCGATCGAGGTGAGCCAGGAACTCAGGAGTCCGCCCACGGGCCCGGCCTCGCTCTCGATGAGCCGCTTTGTGCTCAGCGATCGTGAGGCAGGCGAGGTTGTCCAGCCCATTGTTGGCGGGGTCATAGTCGGCGTGATGGATCTCGCAACCGTCAGGGATGGGACCGTTGGCCTGCTTCCAGATCTCCTCATGGAGGCGTCCCAGGCCGCGCTGACGGTCTGCGATACCTGGGGTGTAGTACTCGCGATCAGCCCAGTTGGGGGAGTCGGGGTAGCGGCGGAAGAGGACCCCGTTGAACCGTATGGACTCGACGTTGGACATACCAACAGTCTATCCGAGTATCGCAAAGCATCCATGCGGGTCCAGCCCTTCCCGCATACCCAAACCGGATGGTCTCCGGTGCCCGTGAGGGCCGCCCCCGTGGACAACTCCACGCGATAGACGGCCGCGCTCGCCGACGTCATCCCGCTCGCCACCACGGGCCGGGGACCGACGCGCGTAAGGACGGCACCCCCTGGCTGAACCTCCTCGATAGGCACGGGGCCAGCGGGAGTGGCGACCAAGGTCCCCGCTACCAAGCAGCCGTGGTCGTTCTCTTTCAGCGGCTCTTCCTTCACTGCGCCGCCCGGCTTGACAGCCCACACGTAGCCGACGATCTCCTCCTCTGTTGACGTCGGCTTCTTCGCGTCCTCCAACTCCGGGTCACGGCCAACAAGTGCGCCACGCATGACGAACAGCCGGGGCCGACCATCGCCGGCAGGACGCAGCCGCATCTGCACGGCCTGGATTCCCTCCGAGACGGCTTTGCGTGCGCCGACGGTCGACATGCCCAACTCCCGCTCCAGCACGGCGCGGCCCTCGGCGTCGTGGTCGCAGATGATCGCGCGCGGCTTGGGCTCCGTCCAGATCCGGCCGTGGTGGGCGTAGCGGGGAGCGCCATCCGGATGCCGGTAGTCAGGGTCCAGGCGCGTACAGGTGGCGAGTGCATCCCGCGCGTGCTGGTCCACGGTTCGCTGCGTCCGGTACAGCTCCCGGTAAAGCCAGAGCCTGCCGTCCGGATCCTCTGCGTACCACTGGATCACCTGCGGATTGGTGTAACCGAAGTCGCACGAGATCCACCGAGTCCACGTGTCCGGGATCGGGAACGGGTCAACGAGGTGGACGGACTCGTCCCACTCCCCGTAGATGATCCCCTCGGCGAGACACCAAGCCCCGTCGATGAAGCGGCTGTACCAGAGGCCCGTGTACTGCTTCTTCAGCCGGGCCACATAGTCCTGCGTCAGTGACGGGTTGTCGTCCAGCCGGAAGTTCCAGTACCGCATGCCGACGTCGCCGGCCCGCAGCATGAAGTTCTTCCGCAGCCAGTGCCCGGGCCCGTCGGGGTTGGTCGTCGCCATCAACCGCGCGCCGGGAACGCGCAGTCGAGACAGCAGCATCATCCAGAACGCCTGAGGCACCAACGTCGCCTCATCCACGTAGGCCAGCGCGATCGTCGCGCCACGAATACGCCCCTCGGAGCGGGCGTCGTTCGCACCGATCAGGTGCACCGTGCGGCCGAGGATCGTCGCCACCGACGACCCCGTCGTGTGCTGCACATGGGCGTAGTCGGCGAACAGGTCGTGCGCCTGAAGCGGGTCGATGACGTTCCGCTCGATCGTCTGCAGCGTCCGCCCCACGATGACGATCAGCCCCCGCTCCGGCGGATCAGCAACCGCAATCAGGAAGGCAATCAACGAAGAGATGGTCTTCCCCGATGACACCGCACCCGACCACAAGGCGATCTGCGGCGTCGACTGCGCCTCGTGAATGGACAGCAGTTGCTTGTGGCTGAGGCGCTCAAGGACAGCGGGCAGGTCCAACGCTCAGTCCCCGACGGGCGTCTCGTACTCGCGCCCCAACTGCTCCGCCGCAATCCCCAGCGCCCGCCCGAGATCCCCGAGGAGCGACCGGGCCGCCGTCACGTCCCCGCCCGTGTTTCCATCGTGGCGATCGGCAGCAAGGTGCTTATCGAAGGCGGTCGCCGCAGCAACGATCAGATTGCGCTTCTCGGCCGACGGCGGCTCAGGGAGCTCGTGCTCCTCGTAGGTGTTGTCCTTGCCGCCGAAGTTGAACACGGTGCACGGCTGGTGGAGGTCGTCGAGGAGCTTGTTGGCCTCGTCGAGGAAGCGGCGCGAGGTGGAGGCACGGAGGGCGGCGTTGTCGGCCTGCCTCGCGATAGTCGCGTTTTCGGTCTGTCCACGTTGGAAGGCGTCCGCGATGCCAGCGTCTTTGGCGATCTTCGAGACGGTCGCAGGGTCAACGTCGTGGTCTCGCGCGATGGCGCGGCAGCCCATCTCGCCGGCGCGGATGTCCTCAAGGATGGCGGCGCGTACATCGTCCGGGATGGGCTTGGGCATGGCGGTCGTCACCTCCTCTTTCGGCCGATGATAACTGCGCGTGGCCGAAATTGGCGGTGGGGAGTTCGGCGCATGGGTCGGCCCCGCCTGCTTCGGGTGCAGGC